CTGCGCGGATCTCTTGCAGCAAAATCTGCCGAACCTCGCCCGGCGCCGGCGCCACCTGGTTCATTTTGATAAGTTCCGCCAAATGTGGGAATATCTTTAACTTGATTTTTGCCAGGTTCGTTACCATCGGCAAAATAGTATCTATAATACATATCCCAGAATGCCAATGTCTTACCATCAGCCACATCATGAAAGACCATCTTAATTGGTTCAAATGCTATCTTTGTCTGACTTATTCTTTTTCTATTATACTGATTTAACGGTGTAGATTCTATCTTCATACTAGGCATTTCTACTGTCTTTACTAATGGCATAAGTTGAGACAGACTGGCGCTATCAAAGAATCCCTGAATAAAATCCTTTGCTGTATCTATATTATTTAAGTTTATGTTGATATAATATTCAAACGGAAATCTAGGCTGATTTCTATATAGAGATTGAGCTGATTGATTGAAATTATACGCGGCATGGCGTGAGCTCTTTTCATAAAAGAACCCACTGCCAATAAGCGACGACTGTAAACGTGTGAAGCTAGGCACTAGCCACCTCCATACTTTCGAAATTAAGCGAAAGTAGTTCCACCAGTTGGGCTATACGGAGCAGCTATCTCTGGATATGGATTTCCACCTACTGTTGTTCCATTATTTGTATTTGTTCCAGCAAGATTTGTTGCATTATCGAAACGTAATGTCAATGTAACTTCCTGTGGATCACCGCTTGCATAATCAGCTTCGCTGTATTGTGCTGCCTGAATCCATACACCTTCAAGGAACCATGATTCTAATTCTTCATTGATAGTACCATCTAATGAATGAATTTCCATTGCAAACTTATAGTTAATACCTGCCACAGCACTTGTCTGTTCAAAGTGATTCATCTGCTTCTGTACCTGAGCACCGACAGATGATACAACTGAGTTAGTAAGATCATCACGTAACTTAATTTCAATTGCTTCAAAGGTATGCTTACCTTGAATCCATGCTACTGAGTTATATGAATCGAGTTTAACTTCATCATAAGTAATTTTTGGGCGAGTACATGTCATGACATTGGCTGTCATCTGACTCAAGCCAGTATTATCGCCAAATCCATACCACATAACTCTAAAACGATATTTTTGTTTAGGGTGTAAGATGCCCTGATTGACACCGCCAATCGGAACACCGAATTTAGACAATGTTGGGATTATATTTGCCATATTTTTCTCCTGCTGTAAAAGCTAATACTATTTATCAAATCTCCGGAATTTTTTTTCCGGCGTTTATTCCTGCGAAGTTAGTGATAACATACGATTCACCTATATCAATATTGCAGATATATGGTATAGCTGCATATCCCTGATAACCCCAACTAGGGCCAGATGAATTTGCAATAATCCATGATCCACCACGTATGTTATCATCATATCCTATAATAGTCACTGCATGTCCGTTTGATTGTTGTCTATTATCTAATCTATTAATCGGCATATATGTTTGCTCGTCTAGTGATCCTTTTATTTCCCAGAATAACTTACCTGTTCTTAATCCGATAATTACAGGAATACCTTGATTCAAATATTCTTTATATTCACTAGGAATTACTTCTTTATAAGATAATAATCTGTAATAAGCGGCGGCTTCGGTTGCTTCTAGATGTGGCTCCCGGTTTACTCTATTAAACGAGAAAGGCCAATATCTCTCTGGTGGAACTCCATATCTCATTAATGTATTTAGTGTTTCTTTTAAATCAACCCCTTTCAATCCTAATCTATCTTGCATTTTTCGAGTCATGTAATAAAGATATAGACGAGAAAAGTTCATTCTATTTCCTGTTGTTGCCATAATTATTTCGGCGGCAAGAAGAGTAGCGCATGCCGTACAACAATCTATATTTTGTTGAGGTTGAATATAATTTATATATCGTCTTAAAGAAACAGCCTGATCCATGCAAATATTTATCGGCAAAAAGAAACCTGCCGGAGCAGGTTTCTATTAAGTTAATTATCTACTTAAGGTGCTGATAAGCTAGAACCAGTATTCTTAATTCTAATTGGAATGTAAATAAATTCAATTGCCTTAACTGGCTGAATTGCAATATCAATCCATAGTTCGTTTCTGTCGATACGAGCCGGTGTGTTGTTGCTTAAATCGCAAACAACCAAGAAGTCGTATAAACCACGCAATGTAATAAGTTCTGACAAGAATCTATTGAATGCATCTAACACGGATTTACGTGTTATTGTATCATTTGGTTCAAATAAGAACGGTTGTGCAAGATTGTTTAACTGGTAGCGCAAGTAGTTTTCTAGACGAACTACGTTGATACGATCTGTTGCACTTGAATATGGCTGACGTGTCTTCTGTCCAAATACAACAATACCGCCCTGTGGCATTACACGAATTGGATTAATACCATTTTGATATAAGATATCGCGTTGGCCTTCATTCAACTTAACTGTAATAAATTGTCCTGCCGAGTTGACATAACCTACTGCTGATGCATTGTTAACAATACCGCGCTGTAAACCTGCTGGAGCGAACCATGGATAAGCAACTTGGTCATTATATGCAATTGTGCGAAGAGCCATGTGTGATGGTGGAACAACTACATCAGTTCCATCAACATTTGATGTCAATCCACTTGGATACCATGCACCAAAATACTTGCTTGCAGAAACAAGACCAGATGTACCATTGTCATATGCAATAGATGCATTCGTTGACCAGCTCTGAAGTGTTGTTCCCGATGGATTCAATGTAAATGGTGTGTCGCCTACAACGAATGCTGTATCCTTACGATCATCATTCAATACAAGCATTTCATCAATAGCTTCAACGAATCCCGGAGCAGCAATTAAGTTGAAGTATAGATCTTCTGCACGAATATCTTCATCCGAATTAATTACACCCTGGATTGCCTGTACAATAACAATTTGTTGCGCTGCTGCACCCATGTAAGGTACACCACCTGCATTATTACCGGATCTGTTAACCCAACGACCGGTGGAACCACCGTTTGTATTATCTGGAGATGCTGTCACTGTATCAAACACATATGGAGACTGCCAATCCTTAACAACATTTGTTGAATAACGTGTATTCCACAAAATAAATCCCTTTGGATACAATGCTGGTTGTGGGGCATCTGCATCTAAGTCTGGATAATTACCGCCACCATTGTTAGCGCCTGTACCAATTACACCACCTAATTTATAGAATGGGTTTGGACGAGCGTCCTGGAATATGATACCATTTGGTGTTGTCTGATCTGAATTATTTACTAATGTCCAAGCAGAGCCACTCCAACGGAATATAACTGGATAAGGAGAAACATCAGTTTGGACCCAAAGGTCGCCGGCAACTAATACTGGTACTACAAGATCACTACGTGGATCAGCTGGTTGAGCATACAATGTAGGATTACCTACAGTGCCAGGTAGTGGTGGTGTTGAAGTTGCATTCATTCCTGGTAAGCTGCAATTTTCCCAGTGATCGATGCCATCTGAAACTAATACGTCGACTACTGACAAACCATTGCTGTCTAATCCCAATAATGCATTAAACCATAATTGACCATTTGCAGGACCTTGTGTAGGAACTGTTTGTGATCCAACAATACCTGCCATCGGTGCCCATGGGCCAGTTGCGCCAGTTGATGTATAGAACCTCAATATATTTGAACCTGATGCAGCCTGAATATAAATCTGACCAGTTGATCCTAATGGATTTGTTCTGTAATATAAATTGGCTGCTGTATCATCTGCTAAAATTGGAGCTTCGACTTGCAAGAATGAAGATGTTGTAGCATCCATCTTACGTAGAACAAGATTTGCACCCTGAGCTGCTGAACCGGTCTTAACCCAATATCTTGGATCTGTTACGGTACTTAAATCTGGCCATACAGATTGAATAACAATACTATCTGCGCCTGTAGCACCACTTAATTGTGTCCAAACACCAGCTGCCTTAACATAGTAAGATAAGATACCATTGACCGAATCAAATGATACAGCATGATTTCCATTTGCACCACCAAATGGTACAATGTCATTGAATACTAAGTCAATAGTCACCGGAGCCCAGCTTTCGCCTACTACCAGACCTGGATGAGTGAATAAACCGTATGTCGAACCTGTAGCAGATTCATCTAACCAATATGTTCCAATTGCTGCTGGACTTGTTGGCTCAATTGGTGTTGCTTCCAATTGTTTCGTGTCAACGTCTGCACGTACAACACGGCATAGGTTAGAAATACCTAAATATGAGTAGGATGCAAGCAAACCGTATTCGTTTAAAGGATAACCATTTAAGGATGTACCACTGACCGAATAGAAGACTGGATCACCAAATGTGGATACCAAATCTCGTTGAGAAGTGATAGACCATACTTGACCTGCAGTCGCTTTTGTTGTTCCTGGTGCAATAACATTAGTTCCTGTAGGATCTAGTTTGTCTTGCTGTGTAGCGATAAAAATAAGCGGAACTGTTCCTGGACCGGCACCAACATTAATGCTTTGATCGATAACTGATACGCTTACGCCTGGGGATACTAAAACTGCCATATAATTTAACTCCTATTGAAGATGATACTTCTTGTTGCTAGTATTTATCAAGAAGGACATTAAACATACGGCAAATGAAGCACCAGTATTATAATATATCGGTTAGAATTTCCTTTACTTGTCCTTCTAGGAAATCAAGAGTGCTATCGTTATTTAGCTCATAATCGATTTTAGACCCCACCCACGCCCATTCGCTTAGATGTGCACCGGCATACGTCTTGGCCATTACATCTTTAGCTATAGAATTACCCTTATTTGCCAGGATGGCAGTCTCATACCAGACAGGTGCTGGGCCACGATTAACTCTAATTAATGTGCCGCCTTGTTCCTGTATGAACTTTATTTCATTGGGAAATCTAACATCACTGATAACAACATTCTGATCTGGATTCTTACGGATTCTATTTCGTAGAGTTAAGAACCACATATCTTGATGGAAATTATTACGCATGACATCGGTGCCGACTACCTGCAAAGCAAGGCGTGGACTGAAATTAGGCATACTTAGTTGTTCAGACCACCATGGGTCAACGATTTCGCGCCAT